TTATTTCACATTAAATATAGAATTTATCTTATCAATTGCTTTAAATTTTTCAGGCGGCATTACGTGAGTATAAATATTAGCAGTTATGTTTATATTGCTGTGACCTAGTAACATTTGAACTGTTTTGAGCGGTACATTATTTTCAAATAGACGTGTAGCAAAAGTATGTCTCAAGCTATGAAATTTTTTATATGGTATATCATTATTTTTTAATACTCTCTCGTAGGAACGTCTTAAATTACGTGGATCTATAGGTAATCCTAATTCGGTACAAAATACATAATCATTTTTTGTATAGGCCGGACCTGCTTTAATCTTCTCCTCTTTTTGCTGTAATTGATGTTTTTCTAATATTGGTATAAGATTTTCAGGAAAAGGAATAGTCCTAATACTATTTTTAGTCTTAGGAGTTTGTTCAATAAGGTGGTAGTGCCTTTTAGTACCTTCGATAAGAGTAACACCTTTTATAGCTCTTTTAATTGATACAGTACAATTCTCAAAGTCTATATCACTCCATTTTAAGCCTAATATTTCACCTTCACGTAGACCGGTACCTAAGTCTAGGAGAAACAAAGCTTTTAATCTATGATCCTGTACTGCATTTATAAATTGATTTTGTTCATCTACTGTGAATACGGTTATATCATCTTTTTTATTTTCATTTACTGAATTGCTTTCAGGAATAGTAATGGATTTCCCAATACAATAGTTTCTTACTATGTATCCTTCATCAATGCAGTAATTAAAAAAAGATTTAAGCAGCTTATCTAAGTTTTTAATTATACTGGTGCTCTTACCACTATTAAATAAATCATTATAATAACGCTGTATATCAAGTGATTTAAGGTCTTTTAACTTTATAGGATATAATGGTGAAGGCTTTATATAAATTCTATAAACACCCTCATATCGTTCAAATGTAGAGGGCTTAACTGTATTTTTGATTTTTTCAAATAGCCATAGTTTACATACATTACCCAGGGTAAGTTTATCATAATCATTGGAAAGCCCACTATTTAATCCATTTTTATATTCTTCCAGTTTATCCTCAGCATCTTTTTTAGACTTGCCATAAAATGTTTTCCTAATTCTTTTCCCATCAGAATCACGACCTAAATCAACACGAAGTCTATAATATTTTTTACCATTCCTAACACAGTTAGTTTTAGTCGCCATGATTTTACTCCTTTCCTATTACTTTAAGGTTTCTGCGTCCGAAATTCGGACATACAAAATAAATCCCAGTTGGTTCTCAGTAATCCGCTATTAGGTGAAAAAGAACGGTATTTTATGATTACGTAAGTTTGTGTATATGTAATCAAAGCCTGATTTTCAGACAAACAATTGATAACCTTAACAAGGTAAATCATAGTAATCTAAGTTAATGATATTTACCTAGTTTAAATTGAATGGCGTATTTACTCCACTATTATTTTAAGTACAACACCGATAATGTCGTACTTGTGGGGGTGCGTCAATTTGACACAGGGGTATTAAATTTAATCTTTTTAACGGTACTTGAAATTACAAGCAGGGTACCGCAAATTTGAAACAAGGAAATTATTTAATTGAGAACATATCAAATTTTATGATGGTATTATTCAAAGTTAAAATGACTACCTCACTCGCCTTTAATGGCAAGTATATTAAAAAAGAATTCAATTAGATGAAGTAGCTCCTTACCTAAGTTTTCATATTCAATGTTTGATAAATTTGTTTTTTCAATAATTTTAGTACTATTATGTGAAGTAACTTTTTGATCTATTGTAATGTTAGCTAAATTTTGAGTATGAGAAATAATTTTATACAAATCTATACATATTTTACCCATATATATGGGCATTTTAGAGCATTCATTTGAAATACTATCCATAATTTTGGATTTTTCAATAGTATCCATTACATAATTTTTATTTTGAAGTTTCTCAAAATTATTACCGCCTAGAACGCTTGGAAAAAAATTATTAGATTCCCTTATATCATTTAACAAATCAATTATTAAATCAATTATTAAATCATTATCATCTCCTGCTAATTGATAAGCTCTTATATTATTGGTATTAGTAACACTCTGTTTTAATAAATCTGAACTTTCCATTAGTTCTTGCCCTTTTGGAGAAATATTTTCAGTCGTATGCATTTCTATATTTATTGAAAAGCCAATTAAGTCATTTACGCTGACATTTAGAGCTTTAGCTATTTTTGTTAAAATTTCAATATTAGGTTTTCTATCTCCACGTTCATAGTTTCCAATTCCTTGTTCTGAAAGGCCTACTTTGTTTCCAAGTTCTTTCATAGTTAAACCTTTGTTTTTTCTTATTTCTCTGATAGTTTCTCCTATATTCAAATAATATCACCTCTAGTTTAATTATAATCAATACACAAAAAAAGTAAACAAAATGTTTAGAAATTAGGAAAAAAGTGCTAAACATAGTTGACATTAAACAAAATGAGGTGTAGTATAAATGTATACTAAACAAAACGGGAGGTAATTAACAGATGTTAAGAATTAACCATGATAAATTCTTGATAGCTCTTGCTAAGTCAGGAATGACGACTACAGAACTTAAAATTAAATCTGGTGTGGGTAGAAACACTATATCAAAAGTTATAAATGAAGATACTTTAATAAGGCCTGCATTAATAGGAAAATTAGCCAAAGCTTTAAATGTTGATGTAGAACAAATTGTTGATATTAAATAGTGAGGAGGGAAAAATGAATAAATTTACACTAAAATTTTTAAAGAATAATTTAGGAATGAATGAAGATGATGCCAGATTAGTTATGGAAGCGCAAAGAAAATTTCCATCAATAATGGTTGAAGATAGAGAAGGTTTTTGTGTTAATGCTAGAATGCAATGGAAAGAACTAGGGCAACCACATGGGGAATTTAACAAATGGGTAGATAGAAAATTAATAACACAGAATTATAAGAAAAATAAAGACTTTTCCAAGGTCGACAGATTTGTCGAGGTTGGGAATTTAAAAAGACCACAAGTAGATTATAATCTAACTCTTAATTGTGCTAAGAAAATTGCAATGAGAGAAAATACGGTCAACGGAGATTTAGTGTGTGATTATTTTATTAAGCTAGAGAAAGCCATTAAAGATGGTATTGAGTGGGAGAAATTACGGTTTCCCCAAAAACAAGGGTATAAAGAAATGTGCAAGATTATTGATACTAACTATTTAGAAAATCACCTAGGTATTGAAAAAACTCCGAATCACGTATATAGCAATGAAGCAAATATGATAAATAAAGCTTTGCTTGGATATAGTGCTAAGAAGTTAAAAGCTATCTTAGAGGTAGAGCAAAAGGATATAACTAGAGATAACTTACAGTTAGAGTGCAATAAAGCTTTATTAGAGTTACAAATACTAAATGGCAGTTTGATTTTAAACAATATAAATTATACAGCCAGGAAAGTAATGATTGAAAATACTTGTAAAAGTAGATTTGTGGATTTAAAAAATAGATTCAATAAAACATTTGCTAAAGATATGCAGAAGAAAAAACTTTAAATTGTGAATATAGAGAAGAGGTATTACATATGGAAAATTTACAATGCTTGATAAACCATACTATAAGTATTGCTTTAGATATTAATAGGCAGAGAAGAAATGGGGTAAATGAATTTATATTGGGGTTTAATACGTGCCCTGAGCAATGGATAGGTCAGACAAAAAAATTTATTGAAGTTGTTAGAAGTAACATTGCAGATAGATATGATTATATATCTGAATTACAGAAATTAAAAGGAGATATTAATTCGGCTGTAGAGCTAGATAGAATAATATCAAAATTAGAGGAATTGGATAAACGAGATAACCTAGCTGCTGATATATATGGTTCTATATTAGATGAGGGATTATAAGTAGAGGTATAATTCGATCCTAGAAAAGTTTTATCAGGATTAAGTGATATAAAAAGCTAAAAATTAGTCGGAAAAATGAAAATTTTATTGAACAAAATTAGAAGTTATTTTCAATAAATTTTAAAGAAATATTCAAAAAAAGTCAGTAATTTTTTGAACCGGGGATGGGGTTATAATGTTCTTGTAGAAAACAGAAATCAAAACTTGTAATGCCTTTGTTGTTAGGAGGAGAGAGGTTATGGCAGAACATAAGTACAAAATTTTAGATAGTCAACCAAGTAAATGTAAAACAATGACAGTAAAAGATATTTGCAGAGAATATGATATAGGGGTAAATAAAGCATATTCTCTCGCTCACAAGCAAGGGGCTCCCGTTGTATACAATGGAAATAGAATACTATTTATACGCAGCAAGGTAGACGAATGGATTTGTAGCATGATTGGAGAAAAATTTTAGATGATAGAAACTGAGTAGGTGATTACATGCCGAAAAAAAAGACAAATTTTCAGAGCTTTCAGAGTGGTAAAGGTGGTAGATTCATGCCATTATATTTTGATATGTTCGATAGTGAAGCGTGGCAAAGTTTGAGTGCTAATGCTATCAAACTATATTTACATATGCTTAGAAAATATACAGCCAAATACGTAAAAAGTGGATTGCTTTATTGCAATAAAGATAATATATCAATGCCTAGATCAGAATACTTAAAGTTTATGGCAAAAAATACGTTTGAGAAGTGTGTTGATGAATTAATTGATTACGGCTTTATAAGAATTGTAGAGTATAAACCTATGGCAGGAAGTAGAAAGGTTATAATATATGGGTTTAATGATATGTGGAAGAAGTATGGAACAGATAAATTTCATGTTAAAGAAGAATGGAAGCGAGCAAAACACAGAAGTTATATATAAAAATAAAAAGAGAGGTCAAAAACTGACCACGACCGAGGGCAGAAACTAGCCACGAAACCTAAATTTTAGATATTTTCGAGGTCAAAAACTGACCACGGGAAAAAATATGCTAATCATAGTAATATCAACAATTTCAATGTTATTTTACACTTCAATAGTTATTTATAATTTCGAGGTCAAAAACTAGCCACCTTATATATATATACCATATACTTACTTAAAAACATAAACTTCTATAGAAAAAGAAGATAACTTTAATGTATGAAAGAAGGAATAATAGTTGGAAAATTTTAAATATTCGATAAACAATATTTCATCACAGATATTTCACATAAAGAAAGTTAATTCTGAACTTAAGGCATCCTTAGAGACAATAAAAGAATTTTGGAAGCAATTTGAGGGCATGCCTAATATTGTGCCAAATGATTTAAAGCCTGTTGTAAATAATTTATTTATGATTGTCTTTAAGAATTCTGCAGTTAAGGATAAATACATAAATAAGCTTACATATATGTTAAAAACCGTAAAAATAGAGGACAAAGTTAAAATTAGACACATTCAGGAAATGAGTGCTGAAGTTCAGCGGTTATATGAAGAAGATGCTATTATTGGCAAAACAATTTCAGCAATAATAAAAGAATTAAATCTTTCTTGTTGTAAAGAACTAGAAAGAAGATCTAAAAGGTAGGAAAACAATGGGAAAATTATGCTGCTTAAGATATAGGTAGCAATGATTTAATTAAAAGGAGGAAAATAGATGATAGAAAAATTGTTGAAAATTTTAAGGTTAATGAAAAACAAGAATAATGAGGACATTAAAGCTTGCCAAGGAAACTATGTGGCAAAAGATTCAGACTATGTTAGAGGCTATACAGATGCTTTAAAACAGCAAAACGAGCTTTTAGACAAGGAAATAGCAATTTTTGAGGGAAAGTGAGAATATCAATACTGGATTGAAAGATGCAAGCAATATATATTGTGGTTACTGTAAAAGTTTAAGTAGTAACCACATGAATTTATTAAAAATGGAGGTAAAAAAATAATATGATTAATTGTAATATAGAGCGTATATTAGATACTTATAAAAGCAATGTTACGCAGAGTAGAATTTTAAGAATTAAATCAGGACAATTAAAGCAAACTGATCCTGAATGGAAACTGTATATAAAAAATGAACTTATTAGAAGCAGATGGATAGTAATAGCATTATATAAAAATATAGACGAATTGCTTGAGATTAAGAAAACATATGATAGCTACTATAAATATTTTGAAAAAATTAATGATGTTGTAAAGAAGGCTGAGATTTACCTTCAAATATCAGAAATAAATAAATTAGTTGAGGATATCTCAAAACATATAGGAAGTCTTGGAAAATTTTTTATAGATGTACTAAATTCAAATATATTATCTGAACATGATGTATGCCAGTTGTTTAGTATAAACTTCAGAACTTTCCAAAATAAAAAGCAAAGATACAAAAACGCATTTGGAGAGAAGGATAATTTGACATTTAAAATTGTGAGTGTTACAGGGGCAGAATATAGATATAGAAGGGGTAAGCGGAAAGGCATATATGATTGCCATGAGTATGAGATGCCAGTATACTGGGCTGTAGATGAGTGTATATTGCAGGAAATGGACAATAATAAAGAATTTGCTGAAGCTGCAGATAAAGTTTTTAAAAGTATATTTTCTGGTGTAAAGACTTACAGGGCAGTTACGGATTTAGAGGGTAATGTAATAAAAGTTCTTGAAGAAAGTAGGAGCGAAAATAATTAAAGAAAAAGTGGATATCACAAAAAAGCCATAACTAAAATATTATTACTTATAAGGAATTAGGTTTAAATTCTAAAGTAAGAAAAGCATAGGACATATAGGGGCAATAAGGGATAGATTTTACATTGAATGATGAATTATATCTAAAATGTATAAACATGGCTTAAAATTGGTATATGAGAGATTTAATACTAAAGTACATATTTGAAACTAAATTTAAATTCACGATTAGAAATTAGAAGTAAAAAATTAAATTGTATTTATATACTGTAAACCTAGTAGAATGAATGGTTAGATGTGTATTTCATAATATAGGTTAATTAAGTTAAATTAATATTCAGCAAAGGTAATTCCTTATAAAAGTAATAAATACTATAATGGTGTATTCCTTTATAAAGTATCATATCAATAAATAAATTATTCCAAAGTGTATAAAAGCATAAAAGTTCCGAAGTATGAAAGTACAGAAGCATAAAAGTATAAATTGGAGGTGACAATGTGGATAAAGAAGAGTTTTTAAAATTAAATATTGAGGATAGAGTGAAATATTTTAATGAAAAGATTAAAGAAGTAGGCTCTTATAATAAAGTTTGTAAAGAGCTTAATATTAGTACATGTCAGTCTGGAATTTTAAAAAAACATGGATGGATACGTTCAGGAGATAAATTCATATATGATAAAAATTTAGATAAAAACAACAATATAAATATAGATAGGAAAGTTATAGAACATAGTATACCAGTACAGAAAACATTATTTGATACATCAGAAGATCTGAAGGGTTATCAGGGTAATGAAAAAAATACTGGAGAGATTGAAAAGTATACAAATATGGAACGAGAAGACAATAAAATTAGCGATAAAGTAAAAAGACATATGTATCCTACAAATAATAAAAATGATGGTCTTCAGCGTATATGGCCGGATAATAGGCAGTTAATGGAAGTAGAAGCTAATGTTTTAACAAATAATATAGATAAATCAGTAAACCAACAAAAAGTTACTCCAAAACTTGAAATATCTAAAGAAGAGGAGTTATCATATGACACTAATAAGAACGGTATAAAACCAGTAAATGATGATATATATGATTCAGACAATGCAACTAAGAAACTAGGAAGGCCTTCAAAACCTGGTAGAAAAAAATACAGCTTAAATCTTAATATAGCAGATTTCAAGCAACTTCAAATCTATTGTATTCTAAATGATATAAGTCCCAGTGACGTAGTAAATAATCTCATTAAAGATTTTTTGAAAACTGTAAATCAACAAAAGTGAAAAATTTTATACTAATTAGCAGATGCAGTGATATGACAAAGTCTGAAAATAAATTAAAAGAAGGCTGGGGAATATAATCCGGTCTCTTTTTTATAGTAAAAGTATGTAAAATCATCAATTTTAAGGTGTTAAGATATTTTGTGATATTATATGCATATAACAATTAATTACTATTTTAGAAAATAAAAGTAAATATTCAAATTAGGAGGTATTAGTAATGAAGGATAAAGTCAATTTCAGTCATTATGATGGAAAGGTATTTAACGCTGAAAATTTTAAATATATAAATGATCCAATAGCGGTTATAGTTGATAGTATTGCTATCTTAGTAGGGGATTATGAATCAGATAGAAAACAAGCTGCTATGTTATTACTTAAAGCACTATTAAAAGATGAATTTTTAAAAGATTTATTAAAAGATGTTGAAAATAAAAAGGCTGAAAGAGCTAAAAAGAGTTGTGAAGTTTAAGTTAACAGTAAAATTAGTAGGAGGTTGAGCCTATTGAAATCTAAATGGAACGATATAAAAGATAAATTAATATTGATACAAGGTTGGGCTAGAGATGGGCTTACAGATGAGCAAATTGCAAATAATCTAGGAATAGGTACAACTACACTATATAAATGGAAAAATCAGCATAAGGAGTTCCAGGAGGCCTTAAAAAAGGGCAAAGAGGTTGCTGACCGAGAGGTAGAAAATGCATTGTATAAATCAGCACTTGGATTTAAGTATAAGGAACAGATGGTAACTAATAAAGGTGGTGTAGTTGAAGTAGAGAGATATGAAAAACCTAATACTACTGCCGCTATATTCTGGCTTAAAAATCGTAAACCAGCTCAATGGAGAGATAGGCAAGAGATAGACCAGAAGTGTAATTTAGGTGTACAAATTATAGATGATATTCCTGAGCAGGAAAATGATAACTCATATTAGCTAAATAAGTTAAAAAAATATACTAAATTCTGCAAACAATGATTAAAATAAAAAATACTGCACATAATAATATATGTAAAGAAAATATCAAATATAGGACAACCAAATAGGAGACGTAGAACGTTGGGATGATATGCTAACCTCTTATTAGAATATGGAGGTGTCAAGTTGAAAGAATTAATAGAATTAGGTTTATTTACTAGAAAAGATAAAACGCTGGTAAGCAGTAGAGTTATTGCTGAAAATTTCGATAAGGAACATTCTGAAGTATTGAAATCTATTGATGGGGAAAGTAGGAAAGAGAAACATATAAATGGGCTAGTAGATAGAATCAATAACTCGGGTGTAAATACACGCCAGTATTTTATCCCTTCAAATTATAAAGATAGCTCAGGAAAAACCAATAAAGAATATCTTTTAACTAGAGATGGATTTTCATTATTAGTAATGGGATTTACAGGGCAGAAAGCTCTCGAATGGAAATTAAAATACATAGATGCATTTAATAAAATGGAAGCTTTCATAAGGGAAAAGCAATCTAGTGAATGGCTCCAGACCAGAAAGAGTGGAAAACTTGTAAGAAGAAATGAAACTGACTCTTTGGCACAATTATTGATATATGCAATTAATCAAGGCAGCAAAACATATGAAAAGAATCCAGAGTTACTTTATTCTACTTATGCAAAATTAGTTAATGGAGCCGTTGGAATAAAAAAGGGACAAAGAGAATATGCAACTAGGAAAGTATTAGATACTATAGCATTTATAGAAGATATGATATTAAACACAGTAAGAGAAGAAATGAAAAGCCAGACTGAATATCATGATATTTATGTTATATGTAAAGAAAGGACAAACCAAATAATTAAATATGCTTATTTGCCAAACCAAAAATTAATAGCATAATATCAGATATTTATCTTAAAAAAACTCAAACTATATTAAAAATAAGTACCAAAATGAAATAGTATTTATTTTTAATATAGAAGAAAACTAATCAAGATGGTGGTAATAGCTACTATGATTTTTATTTTTAAGTAGAAATTTAGGTTTGTTGCAATTAACGAAAAGCTTAAAGTAAAAGATAGTAATTTTATTGGCACTTTTAGAGAGTTTGAAATAAAAGAAATTTATTATTTGTAACTGTAAAAAGAAAATAAAAAAGTTAAAGGGTGTGCTCAGATGCACTCTTTTTATTTTGTACCCTGTACCCTTTGAAATATGCAAATAGATACTCTTTATATTAAAATATAATTAGAAATATTGTAAAAGGGAGGTAATTACATGACAGATGTAAACAAAGATTTGGTGAGGATAGATTACCTTCAAGGTATGAGCTATAAGGATTTAGGGGAAAAACATAATGTTAAAACAAACACTATTAAGGCATGGGTAAAAAGGTATGGATGGGCTAAAGATAAAGCTAAAATAGAAAGGAAAGTTGTACTCCCAATAAATGTACCCCTAAAAAATAAACAAGCGTGTACCCCAAGCATACATAAAGATAATAAGGGTATAAAGGAGAAAAAAGAAGGGATACAAGATAAAAAGAGAGTGCAAAAAAAAGACACTGCTATAGATGAGTATGAACCTATTCCATATATTGAAAATAAGGATTTAAATGATAAGCAGAAGTTATTTTGTATTTATTATATAAAATGTTTTAATGCTACAAAAGCATATTTAAAAGCATATGATTGTGATTATATATCAGCGGTATCAAATGGAAGTAGACTGCTTACAAATGATAATATTAGAGCGGAAATAGAGCATTTAAAAGCAGATAAGTTTAAAGGAGCTATGCTTTCACCTATGGATATACTGCAAAAATATATAGATATAGCATTTTCAGATATAACTGATTATGCTGATTTTGGAAATGCAGAGTATAAGACTAAAAATGAAGATGGAAAAGAAGAAATACGCACATATAGCTTTGTTAACTTTAAGAACTCGAATGAGGTTGATGGGACAATTATAAGTGAGATAAAACAAGGGAAAGACGGAATAAGTCTAAAATTAGAAAGCAAAAAATGGGCACTTGATTTTCTAGCAAAGCATATAGGTTTATTAGATATACCAACTCAGGAAAAACTTAAAAACGAACAAAAGAAAATGGAGATTGCAGAAAAGCAGGCAGACAATTTAGACGACGACATAGAATATACTGTAGAAGGTAGCATGAATGAAGATTATGAAGAAGGTTAAACAAGTTTTGAATTCATAAATTTTAAACAGTGTTACTTGCATGTGGAAATTTTTACAAGGCTGGGGTATTAATAATTGCATGAGCTAATCTTTTTTCTAACATATTTTTGATAGTTTTTATATTATTGAAGTAAGTTTCTGCAGACCAAAATATAATAATGTCATTTTTGATAATATCGTAACAGTTTTCAAGCTTTTCTAATACTTTATAAAATACTATTAACTCTTTGAGAGTTATTCTGAAGCTACTTCGAGGAATGCCAACCTCTGACATGTCATTTTCTTTCCAGCCCTTGTGTTCTTTCAATTTTCTGTTAGAAGCTTGTATATATTCATTTAATTCATGTAAATAATCCTTATTTGCTTCTACTTTTTTTAAAAGGTTATTAAATATGCTAATATCTATTTGTTCTGGTATGCAAATACTATTTTTATTTGCATAATTTAATAGTCTGTATATATTATCCATTACATAAGTTGGATGTTGAAATTCCATGCAATTACTTACTTCTATGTATACTTTAATTTTATTTAGATCAATTAGACACCCTAAGTTTACTAAATATTTATTATCCATTATAAGATCTCCTTGTTATATATGATATATAAAATAAAAAACTTTTGTAATAATTATAGTATATAAAATTATAGATAATACAGTCTATAGTTTTTTACAATTTATTTTTGTTTTATAAGTAGGGTTTTTGCCTAGATTCTAATTCTGTGAGAAAACCTGAACTAGATTACAATATATATAGGAATATTTATTGTAATACTCATAGGATATTATTTAGTTGGAGGTAATGCATTGAGAAGTCAGTTCTATAAGGAAAAGGCATATGAATTTAACGTTGTAAGAGAATGTAAAATTTTATCCATAAGTTGTAAAAAATTTATAAAGGCAATAGATAATACCGATTTAGAGTTAATGTCAACATCTTTCAATTTTATAGTAAGTAGCTGTAAGCAAATTAGAAGGATTAAGGCACCGCTAAAATATGTACAGATACATAAGGAAATAAGAAGAGTGTGCAACTTGTTGATGAAAATATACCGCAATATATTTCATAGGTTTATAGGTGAAATATGGGTAAATAAATATAATGAGAAAATTTCTGAAGCTGCTGAATTATTAAAAATACCATTAAGTAAAATAGAAAATGTTAATATCTAAAAAGAAGAATAGACGGGTAAGGATTTAAAAGTATGTTTATATAAATTAAGCATTTCAATATATTGTTAGGAGGATAAAAGTATTATGGAATATGATGCAAAAAAGGAAGCTGAAAAAGGTGAAAATATGTTAATAGAAGCAATAAATAAATGTGGTGATAGTTTAAAAGATACTACTGATAGTTTAAAAAATATTAGTGAAGAATTAAAAGTTATAGCCGAGAAGAGAGCGTGAATTTTTCTATAATATAAAATATTTCTAATAAAAATAACTTTCTACGATAAATGAAATATCATAGAAAGTTATTTTGTTTATTTAAGTGTGAGTGTAGCATGAGATATTTTTAAATATTGTCCATTTTGCACAGATACATATTTATCACCACTAAAGTTATCATTTGATATTATTCCATTTACAGTATGCCTACTATTAGTGGCTACTTCTACATATCCATCGCCAGGTGAATTTACTTTATATTCTCCTGGTTGTATATCAACTCCAGCTTTATACATACCGTCTGATAAAGTACCACTTGATGTATCAACTTTCGGTGCTTTATCTAGGGGATATGTTTTAGCATCTTTAACAGTTAAGTATTCTCCATCATTTACAGTTACATAAGTTCTTCCTGATATATTTTCATTTGCAATTATACTGTTTAAAGTACCTGTACTATCTTTAGTAATTTGTATATATCCTGCACCAGTATCATCGTTTGCAATTATTACGTATTCTCCTGCTTGAATATCAGTACCTGCTTTATACATTCCTTCTTTTATAGAACTATCATCTTTAGGTTGCTCCGCTTTGGTAGGTGCTGTAGTGGCACCTTTATTAGAATTTGCATCACTTGTAGATACTTGCGCTGTATTTGATTTATTTGGACTTACATTTTGTTTTGAATTTTTATATGAATTATTTAATGTGTAAATTCCAAGAGCCATTAATATAACTCCAATTATAGCTAACCCTGCTGATTTTTGCCTGTGGGTTTGCTTAGGATTACAATTAGTATTGTCCTTATTAATGGTACTGTAAGGAACATTCTTTTTAAATAATTGCTTCCAATGAGTTATTACATATGGTATTAAAACGAATACACATATTAAAGTAATCATTCCTGAAATATTTCCAGTAGTAATTGCTGTATATTCACAAATGAAAAGAAAAAGATATACAGCCGAAACTATTGACCTTATAAGTGTATTATATCTCCTATTTTTCCACATTAACGCAATACCAGCTGGTATAAAAAGTACAAACATTAACCACATAAACCAATCTTTATTATAAAATTTTTCTTCCTCCAATATTATCCCCTCCTTATTTAGTTTTATTATAGCATGTTTTACCTTTAATTCCACACTTTGGCGAGGAATTTTAAACTGTAATAAAATGTAAATAGAGGAGGTGTAAAAATATGTCATTGCAAGACTTAACTTATGAAATTAACTACAATACGGACGAAAGTGGACTTTCTAAATCTGTTCAACTTATAAATAATATGGAATCATCTTTAGATAATTTTGTAAAAAAAGTTGACTATTTAGGGAACACAATAAGCAAAGTAAACACCTCTATGAGCGAATTAAACAAATCTACAAGTAACGCAAATGTAGATAATTTAAGTAGTTCTTTAAAAAATGCTACTAATAATTCAAAGGAATTAAGTTCATCTACAGAAAGACTAGATAGACTTACACAAGTGGTTAATAAGTCAGTAGATGAATATAACACAAAGATAGATGAAAGCTCTAATTTAGCACAGCAATTAAATAATAGGACAGTAGAATTAAGTAAACCACTACAAGAACATTACGAAGATCAACAGAAATTAAATGACGAAATATATAAGTCAGTAAGTGAAGAAGATAACTTGGCTAATTCTGCAAACAAGGTAACAGAAAACACTAAAAAGAGTGCTAGTAGTGCTAATGAATTAAAAAATTCCCTTAGTGGTGTAAGGACAGTTTCTAGTGGCATTAGCAGTATTTTAGGAGCATGGGGAGTTGTTGGTATAGGCTATAGTTTAGTTTCTGGAATAAAAAGTGCTATTGGTGCTTTTTCAGACTTTCAACAGGAAATGGCAAATGTCCACGCAACATTAGGGCAAGTAACAGACAGCGATTTAACAAAATTGTCCAATGATGCAATCTCCCTAAGCTCAAAATGGGCTATTTCAGCAAAGGACATTGGGAGCGGGATGCAAGATTTAGCCTCACATGGGCTTAATGCTAAACAAATAATGGATACAATACAACCAGCTGTATTAATAGCTGTAGACGGAAACATAAAAATGAAAGACGCCACCTTGGATCTTACTTCTGCAATAAGAAACTTTAATTTAAATATGGAACAATCTGGAAGCCACGTAGCAAATGTTTATGCTAAAGCAGCTGCAGATACTGCGGCAGATGTATCAAATATAGCAACAGCTATGTCTTATATTTCCCCTATAGCCGGTCAAGCTGGATGGTCTATAGAAAATGTTTCAGCAGCCATAGGCTTACTCGGAGATAAAGGCGTACTTGGTTCACGTGCTGGAACTGGATTAAGAGAAATGTTTACAAGGCTAATAAAGCCTACTAAAGATGCGTCAAAAGAAATGCAAGCATTAGGCTTTCAAGCAATAGACCCAACTACACATAAAATGAAAGACATAGGCACTTTAGTTGGCGATTTGCAAAAATCATTAGGTGGCTTAAACTCCGCTCAAAAAGAAAATGCATTAGCCACTATCTTTGGGCAGCAAGCGCTAACACCTGTTTCGGCATTACTACAAACAAGTAAACAAGCAATAGATAATGAAACTAATAGTTTAAAAAACAGTGACGGTGCGGCTTATAACATGGCTATAACCATGAACGATACATTAGGCAAGGCATTTGAAAAATTTAAGATTAATATTCAAAACGCTTTTATAACAAATATAGATAGAACAGAATTAGGTTACTCTTTGAAAGAATTTGTAGTATCTATGAATAAAAATATGCCTGCTATTTCATCCGAGATAGGTAAATTGCTAGATACGGCCGTGCGTACCGGAAGCGGAATAAAACATAATTGGGATGGTATATCTTCAATTGTTTTAGGCATAGCAAGTTCATTTATAGTGTTAAAAGGTGCAATGAAAATAGATGCAGCTATTACAGCATTAGGCGGATTAAAAAAAGCTCTCCCAACTGTAGAAATGGCTGGAGGAATAGGGCTTGTAGCAACTGGCTTTTCTGAAATACATGACGGTAATAAAGGACTTGGTGACTTATTAATAGCAACTGGAATCGGAATGACAGCAGCAAGTAAAGGCGTAAAAGCTCTTGATAGCACAAGCATTGGATTAGTAGCTTATGCTTTTATAGAAATGAATCAAGGAAATACAGGGCTAGGAGCTTTACTAATAGCAACAGGGGCAGGACTTGAAGCGCTTAATAAACATTTAAATAGATCGGCTACGATTATATTGCTTGGAACAGCATTTGGAGAAATAAAAGAAGGTAATAGAGGATTAGGCGCTTTACTAATAGGAACAGCTATAGGATTTGCTGCTATAGAAGTTGTAACCATGCCAGTAGCGTTAATGATAGGACTGGTTGCGGGTGCAATTGCTTACGTAGTTATAGAATGCCAAACAGTTAAAGGCGCTTGGGCTAATACATGGCTTAGCATAAAAGAAACAACAATGGAATTCGTAAACCCTATTATAGACAAAATTAACAGTTTAATAACACTTTTAGATAAACTACCGGGAGTTAATATAGGGAAATTATCTGATATAAAGATTAATTCCGATGATATTAAAATGGCACAAAGCTTGGGAATACCACCTGACCAAATACAAAAAATGTCAAGTGCAGGTGGAGGAAATGCAGTACAATCATTTAAGCCAACGTCTGGAACACAAGCACTCACTAATATGGTTACTAGTAATAGCAATGTATATAATTGGCTTCCTAAAACTAAATATGCAAGCGGTACAGATTATTCAAAAAGTGGAACAGCACTTGTAGGTGAAAAAGGTCCAGAAATAGTGAATCTTCCCCAAGGCTCACAGGTTATAAATGCACAGCAAACGACAAAAGCATTAGGCTCAAATAATAAATCTATGGGAAGCGGCGTAGCTTCTAGTCAAAACAGTCTTAACAGTTCAACCAAAAAGCTACTTGCAGAAAACAAAGCAATAGTTATGGACTATGTAAACAAGCAAACTTTATATGGTCAGAATTCTGTTAAAAACTTTTCCACGGCAGTGCTAGAAAAAGAGCCTTTAGCAACTGTGGCAACCACTAAAGTATCTACAGACAATAAAAATATAATGTCTCTTATGGCTAATTCTGGGCTTACATATGGAACTGAAATGGTTACAGAGTTAGGGCAGGGAGTTAAAGACAGTGAAGGAAACTTAATTACTATTGTAAATGATTTAGCAACTAAAGTAGTAAATCAGTTTAAAACAACATTTGGAATAGCATCTCCTTCCAAAGTTATGTACCAGATAGGAGATTTCTTAGGCC